TCTCCTTCCAGACGATAAATAAATAAAGAACGCCCTACGATATTTTGTAGCGGTTGACTCACTCGACTATAAATAGCTTGTAGGAAAAGCCTAACCTACAATTCAACGAGACAAGATGGTCAATAAACTACCAACCAGACTCATCTGAATGTTTCGGCCCGTTAAGACCTACGCAGACATATGTGCCTTGTTTGTATTCTGCATCTAATTGACGATAATTCATTATTATAGGACTAAGTCTAATAATATTTGAACTATTGTAAATTTTGATGCGTTTATTGATTTCATCTTGCAATTCTTTAAAATATTTATCACCGTGCATGTAACTTTCTCTAAGTGCTGTTCTACAATTATTTAAAGTTGCTGTAACGTTGTCATCACTTTTGTGAATCCATTGAATGATGTTTTCAATAATATCTGATCTTAACGGAGCTTTAACATAATCACCATCAACAACAAATGATCGCTTGAGAAAATAAATATCCTGCGGAGGTTTTAGAGTAAAAACACTAGACAATTTATCACCAGGAGTAATGTTCATACCAAGTTCTAACATATGTGGTTTTATAGTATCACCATTAAAAATACTCTCATATTCTTTAGTAACTGATTTTACTATATCATCACCATACATTATACTTGCAACATTATCTCTATAATGATTTAAATCTGTCTGTATGCTTCTTTCTCTACAAATCAAAATCCAAACATAATACATAAGAATATCATGAACTATACAATTGAGTTCTGCAGTAATAGCGCATCCGCTACATTGTCCTGATGATTTTCTGAACAATCTATCCTTAACAATAATGTCTGTAAATATTAAATCATGCAATAACATGATTCTCAATTTACCTACACTACTTGTGTCAGAATCTCCATACCAGTAGTTCACAATTGAAGCTACTCCATATACAAATTCTGGATGCAAATGCTGATCCCAATTTTTATAGTCAAAATCTTCCCATAATTTATTTTTGGACATTAATTTGTTATATAGATCTAACCACTGAGTGGCTGGATCTATACCTACACAAGAAGTTATTTTTCCCGCACGCAAATGTTGTGCAGCAATAAATGCGCCGAAATACTTCTTTATTAAAAGGTTGTAATCGAGCGGTAAACACAAGAATGCTCTAGTATTTCCGTCTTTAATTTTGCTTAAAGGTCTTGTTTCATCTTTCAGACAAGCATACGCAATGGTTTGTGGTTTTATGCCATTGAGTAAGCGTTGTTCTCTTTGTTCCAACCCACGCTTTAAGTCTTCTTTCATTCTGTAAAATTTACCATACCCTTCTGGTACTTCATTCAGTTCTTCAAACCATTCATACTTACCTCCTTTGGTTGTTATTTTCCTTTGGGTTACAAATGGCCAGCCAGGTGAAGTTTTCATATCAACCCTGTTGATAAGTTGTGGTATACCGTTCACCATTTCATCTTCTGTCAGTGGTCTACGTTTAACTTCGTTTGTTTGAAGCTCAACATCGTATTCCACCTGTAAATCTGAAACGGCTATGGCTAACACTTCTCTATCAACACTGCCAATAGGATCATCAAAACCTTCCATAGCTTTAAACAATATATCTTGTTTAAATCTAACATCTTCACTTAACCTTTCATCTGTATTATTTAAAACGGATGGTTCTTGAGTTTTAACTGAAGCATCATGTACAAGTGATGGTTGTATTTTACTCTTTGTTTGCGGTTTCAAGTAAGTTCCTTTCTTCAACGTTCCTTTATAAATAATTGAGTTTTTACCTAGATTTGGCGGACATCTATTATCTACTATTAATGATGTTGATTCAATTTCCTCTAACTCTTCAAATTCTTCTATTTCTAATTCTTTAAAAGCTTTGTATAACTGTTGTTGAGATACTGGTTTGAAATAGCCAAGACCTGTTTTCCTATTTCTGCATACTTGTATACCAATAATCTTATTACATTTTTGATTATTAGTACCAATTAAAACAGAACCCGACATTCCTTGTTCTACTGGACAATTAGTTTCGTATGTCTTAACTATATCATAACTAGTGTCACCAACAGTATATCCCAAAGCATGAACATTAGGTTTTGCTATAATATTTGTCATAACAATAGGAGTAGGATAAGCTCCAACCACTACTGCATCTAAATAATTAGACAAAATTGATTCATCAATAAAATGTTTAATGATATTTCTTGCTTGAGGTACCGAATTGTCACACTTATATACTACTAAGTCTGAATCACCTATTCTGTGACAATGATTAGGTGAGTACTTCTGTACTTGTTTGGTGTTAATGCCTGATAGACATTTAATTGTAATTTCAAATTCATCTCCTTTGTTCATAAATTCAAAGAAGTGGTGGTTAGTGAGTAGTGCTCTACCACCAACACGTACAGCTGTGTTGATTTGATTATTTTTCTTAGATGTTAATAAACATATGTTTCCTTTTTGCAATAATGAATTATAAATTAATTGATAGCTTTGTGTTGTTACATTGTGTCTTAACATTGGTTCTATTTCTTCTGTTCTACTAGTAGCCACTAATACAGGTTTAGGTGGACTTCTTCTAGGTTGTGAAATATTATATTGTGCCTTAGTTGGTTCAACTTCTGCATCTTCTTCTTCTGATGGAGTAGTAAATGTCTTCGACACAAGATAATATGCCCCAAAACCTAAAACCATTCCACTAATAACTTTGAAGATAGGAGATTGTGCAAATTGTGTTATCATATCTTGAACCCAAGACATAGTTACCTTCATATTAGACATATACGTAGTTGTTTGATTTTCTAAATATACATCCATGAAGTTATCTATAGTCTTGTCTTGTCTTAATTTACATAATTCTAAATACTTTTCGTTAATATCGTTATGATAATTACATGAACAATCCCAAATCTCAACTTTCAATTTCTTATCTTTCGTATCCACTAAAACCTTACTAGTCAATCTTAGAAAACATTTAATATTAGATGGTATAAATGATGTACTCTCGAGAACTTCTTCTTTATAACTCTCTTGATAAATTCGCTCAATAACATCATTACTAATATTGCTACCTTGTATAATTTCATGTTCTAAATCCCAATGTTTATCATATTCTTGCACAACATAAATCAAAAATTCTTCAACAGTATCAAAGATTTTAATACTTGTACCATTAATCTTTTGTAATTGTATTTTAACTTTCTTTCCTCCCAACAATGGTTCAGGTGGATAATCTTTTGAATAAATAAATTCACATCGAATTGCTTGTCTTAAACGCAAAGCGTCAGGACTCGCAATTCCATGAGGACTCATATTACTATCATTTGATGTTGTTATTAGAATTTTTGATGTAAATGGAATACCTTTATCATCAATTGCAGCTTGATTTGTATAATGAGGCATGCTAGAAACCCATGTTATTACATCTATTGCAGATGATCGATCACCTAATGGTGCTGAATCTTGTAAAAAATCATCGATAGCTACTATATACTGACCATTATAATGAGTCAAATACTTTTCAGTAAAATTTACTGGATAAAACCAATTATCTCTTGCTGGAATATTATATTTTCCTTTTTGTTCAAAAATTTTGTATAATACTTCCATCATACGAGTTGTAAAAACTGATTTACCCAGTTGAGGTTTACCTATTATATTGATCCAAAATGGTTTAAATCTATAGGATTCTATCTTTGGTCTTTTCATTATAACTTTTCTAATTTTTGAAATTTCAATCATCTGGTTTTTAATGTAATCACGAGTTACTGATGGTAATTCAATTGCTTCATTCGCTAATTTAAAACTAATTTTCTCTAAAATCTTATAAATAAATTCTAATCTTTCTTGATAAACTTTATTTTGTTGTATGATAATTAAATTTGATGGATTATTTAAATAATTTAAATATTGAAAAAACTCTGATTTCTTACAATTATCTATATCAGGTATGTCTATTGTTAAAATTAATTTGGTTAAAACATCATCAGTTGTTCCTATTGTTAGCTCAAAAATTGTTTCTTGAATATATTTTGTAAAATCACCAATCATAGTTTGCATAGCATATATACCAGCCTTACCTTTAGCTATACAGCTAAAGGCATCAGCCAATTTAAGTGCTACACTCTTTTGACTTGATGAATTAATTGTACTAAAGCCAACAACTGCAGAAGCAAAAACTACAACAATAGATGCCATAGCTGAAGCGACTGCAGGAGAGGAATCCGCATACTGCTTTATTTCAAGTAGATCGGTTACAACAGCACTGTTTAAAAGTGATGTTGGTTCTAAATCTATCTCTGTGTCTGGTTGTTGCGAGACAGTTAATGAGGATTTAAACTTAGCTATAGTGTGATTAAATAATTCTATAGCTTTACTAACTAACATAGTTAAACTGAAAAATTCTTTAAGCATTTTAAGAAAAGTAAATAAAAGTTTAGTAATGGAAAAATTCACACATAAATCAACAAATTCAATAGACCAATTTTCTACAAATTTTGTAACTTTATCTTCTTTAGAAGCACCAGCTTGGAAGATATTATAAGCAGTTAAACATGCATGTTTACCTGCTCTTAACAAACTAGTAGCTTCTAAATCACAATAACATTTTAAAGATAATGGCGTTGGTGTAAATGCACATATATCATCCTGATAAATTTCTTTTAAACATATTCTAAACCAATTATCAAGTTCAGGTATATCATCATAATTAAAAGGCAAAATAGAGCGAGGTCTATAGCGAGTAGATAATGAATGTATTTCATACATGTATGGAATATACCATTCATAATAAATATCATCAATATCTATTTCACCGGTAGACAAAACTCTATCTAAACCTTCAGCAAACTCTTGATACTCCTGACATTGATTAATTAATACTTGTGTATTTCCAAAAATTTGAGATGTTTGAGGTAATGCGACAAAACGACCAAAACAAGAATTAGTTGATAAAGGTGATTGTGAGCGACGATCGTATTGCCACTCTGGATAATTTAAATCTTCTGGCCATGCTGTCAAATATTTCTGTTGTGTATACAAATGAGGATTGTTTAAAATGTAAGATGATTCTAAATTAAATAATGAATAGTGTAATGGAAATTCTACGATATCATGGGACTGCGTTGAGTTGCCTGATTCGAAATAATTAATTCCTGAACGCATATTTATTTGTAAGGTGATTGTTTACAATCATTTCATAAAGTAACGGTCGGTTGCAAATTTCTTTAACGAAGTATGTGTAGCTTTTATAATGATTTCGATTTTATATTCATATTCATACCGTGAACGATTATCACGTCTTGTTATCCTTGTTTGTGCTGAGCCAGGTGGGCTTCCTGGGTTATGTGCAGAATAACAATGTAAAATATTTGAATACAAAATCAAGATAAATTAGAGTGGATACTGTGCAATGCAACATTCAAGCCATGGTTGATCAGGCGACTTGAACGCAGATATACAAGTAGTATAGCTATTCCACCCTAAGATAACTTTGAAACGGTGTGTTAGTTGAAAGCGGAGGACGAAGATAAATGAAACGAAAATCATCACCTGCAGCAATGTAAAGCCTATGATCAGATACTTCTAATTTAGGATTAGTATCTTCATTTACGAATAAAACTCCATTCATATAATTTAAAGCATCAACACTCAATCTAGTTCTTGTTAGTAACATATTGTATTTTGAATAATAAGGAGCCTCAAATTCCAATACATTATCCTGTGGTGCAGTAGTTGCAACCATAGCATAACCATGGAAAGGAGGTCCTGTGTCGATACTTGCCTTATCTTGAATGTGGTAGACTTCAATATTACCAGTAGTAGTACGATTTGATGGAATATACAACTTATATCTTAATGAACCTGTCCAAGCTGAATAAATGCCTGACCAGTAAGATAAAAAGTTGTCATACATAGATTTGCTAGTTGGATCAGTTAATGCTGATGGAGATACTGGAAATATAGGTACTGGAATTTCTGGATTTGTCAGTGTAGATGATGGTGTAAATCTTTTAATTATATCACGTAAAGTATAGTTTTCACCGTACCTTGATGATATAACAGCTCTTTGCTGACCTTTGGATAAAACAGCTACTGTTGGTGCATCAATATCGTTCTTTTCATGTACAATACCTATTCCTGATGTTGCTTCTAAAACTGGTGGTGGAGCTCCCGGAAAACCAAATTGTGGATGACGTGGCACATAAAGTTTATAATCATCTGCTGCACTAACATAGATATTTATATCTATAGTTGATGCAGTGTTTGACGCATGTGCTAAGGTATTTAAAAGATAAACCATTAATCTACCATTACAAGCTTCTGCAAAAGAAGATTGTACAATTTCACTATTTTGATTAAGAACGAAAGGTACTGATTTAACTGGAGTAGTTGATGTAAATGGAATAATGATAGACAACTTAGATGTTTGTTGAATATCTAAAATAGCATTAGGACAAGAAGATAAAGCTTGTTCAAATGTGACAGTTTCTAAAGTGGATACATTAGGTACATAAGCGATTAACAATTTAGCTGAATGAAAACGTGTAGCAACAACTTCAAAATCGTAGACAATACCACCGGACCAATAAGTGAAAGCACTTGATACGTGACTTAAATATGTTGGTTGATATGTATTATCTCCGATTATATCAGTTTCTTGAAATGCCGGATGAATTGCCATTTCAACATAAGATGTTCCTTGTTTATCTGAATCACTAACTGTAAATTGCCTTAAAAGCATTGGTGTTCTAGCTATTGTAATAAGGTCCATTGCTGTCATTGACTCTGATGCTATGTCATCTTCTAAAATGTGCATAGAAAAAGGATCAATGGCCATTCTTTGAGATCTAGATTTTCCAATTGCAACTGCAAGATTTTCATAAGGACCAATAGTTTTATCAGGTGAGATTGTATTAGAAGGGTAATCAAAACCAAATAAGCTTCCGACAGTGTCAATTAAACCTTGACCTTTTCGTAAAGCTTGTCCAAAATTGCCGGTTAAAACATTGCCAATAATATCAGTAGTTTGAGAAATACCTTGTTTAATATTTCTAAATAAAGAATTATTATTTGACAACTTTACTAATTGTTTACTTTGAATGTTCTTTGATGTCGGTTCTAAAATAGGTTCATGATCATAAATAGGTACATGAACTTGAGCATCCTTTGCATAAACCCATATTGAGACTGATAGATTTGGTGAAGCTCCATCAGCAGCTAATAAAGGATTTAATACTCGAATGTCAAAAGTTCCCATATTATTGAACAAAGAACTATTATTTGTTGTTAAAAATGATCTTAAATGAATAAAAGGAATACATAATTCAACTGCATCTGACTCTGATGCCATTATTTTAACACTGGGTAAACCAGTTGCTGTAAATCGAGACATTAATAATGGATTATTAGGATCATCTGATGTATATGATGATAACATTGAAAATGGATCAAATGAGCAGATTAGTTGACCTTGATGAAATTGTGTTGCATTAATTTGTATTCTAAAACATGGTGACAATTTGTAAAAAGCGTACATTCTAAGTGTTCTTAAAACCAATGAATCAATAGTTTCCAAAACTTTAGGAAATCGAACTCTATACAATACAGTATCGATAGCTTGAGTTGTAGACCAGATTTCTTGAGAAAGCAGAACTGGTTTCATTAATTGTTCACGTGCCATCCATGAAGAGTCAGACATCTCCATTTCAACACGATTTGATAAATTAGATGTAGTAGAGGGATAAGCAGATTGTGAATCAACCACTCTCTCTTCCATAAAAGTTGTATTTGTTTGTGGATGTACATCTGGTGCTAAATTATCTGTTAAATTATTTGGATCTTGATAAGTTTTAGTTGTATAAGATTCATCAGGTTCAGAAACACCACGAGTGTTTGCTATGTTGTTGTTATTATTATTGTTATTGTTATTGTTATTATTATCGTTGTTAGTAAGGTAAATTTACACAACTAGATAGGTGATTACTATTATTATCTAGCTGGAGACAGGATTAGTAGTTATAGCCAACCGTATCCTAAATAGGAATGCTAGTTCTCAAAATCAAATAAACTGTCCGCTTATTTGAAGTTGTCGTCTAAAAGACACTGTTCAAAACAGATCTATCGAACTAATAGATTTTAAGAAATATAAATATGATGAGTTACGAATCTAAACATCAAATATTAATCAGTGAAAATATTGCTGGAATTTGACACAATGCTTAAAAATGAATTTAACAAATAGCTATATAAATAACTAGATGCTAATCATTTAAATAAACAAGATGCCAATCTCGC